ATGGCGCTTGGCTGTGGCCTCGACTTCGGCACTTCGAACTCGACCCTCGGACGCGTCGGCGCCGATGGGCATCCTGATCTTCTGGCGCTCGAGGGCGGCAGCCGGACTATTCCGAGCGTGCTGTTTTTCAATTTTGAAGACGACAGGCTCTATTTCGGGCGTGCCGCAGTGGCCGAATATGTGTCGGGGGCCGATGGGCGGTTGATGCGCTCGCTCAAGAGCGTGCTCGGGACGGCGCTTTATGGCGATACGACGCGGGTGAAGGCGCGGCGGCTAGGTTTTGGCGAGATCATCGGCAGCTTTGTCGGCGAATTGAAGCGCCGGGCCGAGGCGGAACTCGGTGGGGAGCTTACGCAGGTCGTGATGGGCCGGCCGGTGCATTTCGTCGATGACGACCGGCAAGCTGACGCCGAGGCGCAGGACCAGCTTGAGGCCGCCGTGCGGGCGCAGGGTTTTGAGGAGATCGCCTTTCAGTTCGAACCGATTGCGGCCGCGCTCGACTATGAGCGGCAGGTGGCAGGGGAAAAGCTGGCGCTGATCGTCGATCTTGGCGGCGGTACGTCGGACTTTTCGGTGGTGCGGGTTTCGCCTGAGCGCAGTGGGCTGGCGGATCGGAGCGGGGATATTCTGTCGACGGCCGGTGTCCATATCGGCGGGACGGATTTTGACCGGCTGCTGGCCATGGCCAAGGTGATGCCCGAACTCGGGCTGGGTTCGGAGACGCGGGATAAAAAACGCTACCTGCCAGTGGCGCCCTATGTCGACCTTTCGACCTGGCACCGGATCAACCGGCTTTACGACGCCAAGGCCATTCGCGATCTGCGCTCGACTGTACGCGAGGCCGCGGAGCCGGACATGGTGGAAACCATGGTCATGCTGGTCGAGGATCGGCTGGGCCACAGGCTGATCGGTCGGGTGGAAGAGGCCAAGATTGCGCTTTCGGACGCGGACATGACGCAGTTTTTGTTTCCGGTGCGCGACCGCGAGATTTCGACTGCGATCACGGCGGCGGAACTGGGGCAGGCGTTGGCGGATTCGATCCGGCGGCTTGAGGCGACCATTCTTGAAACCTTGCGTCGCGCCGGCGTCGGGGCCGAGGCGGTGGATAGCCTGATCCTGACCGGCGGTTCGACTTTGGTGCCAGCGGTGGCGGGGCGGTTGCAGGCGCTGTTCCCCGAGGCTGATGTGGTGCGCACCGACGTGCTGGGCTCGGTGGGGCTGGGGCTGGCGCTGGAAGCGAAGCGCGTTTTCGGCGCCTGAACTTATCCAACTTATCCATCTAATCCCCGCGTCACGGTGATCTGCTAGTCTTCAGGCATAGTCGAACAATTGGGTTTCGATAGAGCAGGAGGCAGCGGGCATGAGCGAAGTGGCGATGCCGGACTGGTCCTCCATTCGCGAAGAATATGAGGGTCGCCAGTTTCTGCCGACGGTCATCTGCCGGCGGCATGGGATCAGCGTGGCGCAATTGCGCTATCGCCGCGAAATGGAAGGCTGGCTGGGCGCGAGGGCGAGAGTGCCCAAACAGGCCGATCTCGTGGCCCGCATGCTCAAGGTGCTCGACAAGCAAATCAGAAAACTGGAGGCGGCCGTGGATGAGCCGATCGATAAGCAGGTCAATGTTTTGGCCACGCAGGTGAAGACACTCGACAAGTTGATCGAGCTGGGGGCGGCCAAGCCCAATGTGGAGCCGGCGAGCCGCAAGGACATGACGGACCTGCGGGCCAAGCTGGTCAAGCGCATGGAGCAGTTCAAGGCGCGGTGACGTCGCTGCCTTCAGGCGGCAGGATGTTTTTGGGGAGCGACGTTTTGCAAGAAGAACTCGACCTCTCGATGGAGCATCCTACACCGCCCGGTGAGGTGCTCACTTCCGAAAAGGTAGTGGCAGCGCTCTCCGATGAAGAGGCTGAAAAACAATATTTTGAGTGGCACCGCTGGGCGCTGCCCAAGCAATTGCCGCCCGAGGGCGACTGGACGACCTGGCTGCTGCTGGGCGGGCGTGGCTCGGGCAAGACGCGGGCCGGGGCGGAATGGGTTCGGGAACTTGCACGGGACAAGGTGACGCCCATTGCGCTGGTGGGTGAAACCATGACTGAGGCGCTGAGCATCATGGTGCGGGGCGAGAGCGGTATCATTGCGGTGCATCCCGACGATGACCGGCCGATCCTGCGCGGTGGCAATCGGCTGGTCTGGCCCAATGGGGTGGAAGCCTGGATCATGACGGCATCGGACCCCGAGCGGTTTCGCGGGCCGCAATTTGCCGCGGCCTGGTGCGACGAGGCCGGCAAATGGCCGCGCGCGGAAGATGCATTTGACCAATTGCAGTTTGGGCTGCGGCTGGGGGATCGGCCGCGCCAATTAGTGACGACGACGCCGCGGCCGACAAAACTGATCAAGCGATTGCTGGCCGATCCGCACACGGTGACAGTGCGCATGACGACGGCGGAGAACAAGGCGCAATTGGCGCCGCAGTTTCTTGGTGCCGTGGTGGCGCGCTACCAGGGCACGGTGCTCGGAAGACAGGAACTCGACGGGGAACTGATCGAGGATCGGCCCGATGCGCTCTGGCAGCGCGGCATGTTTCATGAGGGCGGGCCGGTGACGGGGCGGATTGTCGTCGCAGTCGATCCGCCGGTGACCGGGACGGCGCGCTCGGATGCCTGCGGGATCGTGGTGGCGGGGCGGAGCGGGGACGGCGTTCTGGTGCTGGAGGATGCGACGCTCAAAGGCGTGGCGCCGCTGGTCTGGGCCCGGCGCGCGGTGGCGGCGTTTGAGGCGCATGCAGCCGATGCGATCGTGGTGGAAGTCAATCAGGGCGGTGACCTGGTGAAGAATTTGCTATCGCAGGTGGATGCCTCAGTGCCGGTGGTCGAAGTGCGCGCGACGCGCGGAAAATGGCTGCGGGCGGAGCCGGTGGCGGCGCTTTATGGGCGTGGGCTTGTGGCGCATGTGCCGGGACTGACCGCGCTCGAAGATGAACTTTGCGCCTTTGGGCCGGATGGCAAGGCCGATGGGCATTCGCCGGACCGGGTGGATGCGCTGGTGTGGGCGCTGACGGAATTGCTGCTCAAGGGCGCAGGGCCGCGGGTGCGGTGGGTTTAGCGAGAACCCCCACCTAGCCTCCCCCTGGTAGGGGGAGGGATCTATCGCGTTTGTGGGAATGCTGGTGGGCCGCTGACCTACTCCTCCCCCTGCCAGGGGGAGGTTGGGTGGGGGTTTCTGTCCGGTGATCGGGGCGAGCTAAAGGACCAAAAAATGCCGAACTGGATGAACCGCCTTTTCGGCGGACGGACGAACGCGCCCAGCGAAACCAAGAATTTTTCGGGGCAGACGCTGATGACGCTCAGCGCGCTGGGGCAGGCGCAATGGAGCGGGCGGGGCTATGCCAGCCTCGTCAATCAGGGGTTTATGCGCAATCCGGTGGTTTATCGCTGTGTCAGGCTGATTGCCGAGACGGCGAACCGGGTGCCCCTAACGGTGCGGGTCGATGGCAAGGTGGTGAGCGAGCATCCGCTTAAAAGTCTCTTGCAACGGCCCAATGGGCGGCAATCGGGCGCGGAAATGCTGGAGGCGGTTTACGCCTATCTGCAGACTGCGGGGAACGCCTATCTGCAGGCGGGGATCGTCGAAGGTGGCGTGAAGGCGCTGTTCGTCTTGCGGCCCGACCGCATGCGGGTGGTGGCCGGAGGCGATGGCTGGCCGGTGGGCTATGACTATACGGCGGGCGGCAAGACGGTGCGGATTTCGCAGGAGAGTGCGCCGCTGCCGGGCATTTTGCACATGGCGCTGTTTCATCCCATGGATGACCATTACGGCATGGGGCCGCTCGAGGCGGCGCAGACGAGCCTCGATATTCACAATGCCTCGGCGCAGTGGAACAAGGCGCTGCTCGACAATGCGGCGCGGCCGAGCGGAGCGCTGGTCTATTCGTCCGGCGGCGGCACGCTGACGGAGGAGCAGTTCCGGCGGCTCAAGGAAGAGCTGGAGGAGAATTTCTCCGGCGCCGCCAATGCCGGACGGCCCATGGTGCTCGATGGCGGTATCGACTGGAAGGCCATCGCCATGAGCCCGCGCGAGATGGACTTTATTGAAGCGCGGCATGCAGCGGCGCGCGATATTGCGCTCGCCTTCGGGGTGCCGCCCATGCTGCTCGGGATTCCCGGCGACAATACCTATGCCAACATGGCCGAGGCCAACCGGGCGCTGTGGCGGCAAACCCTGGTGCCGCTGGTGGTGCGGGTGAGCCAGGAACTGAGCCTGTGGCTGGGCCCGGCGTTCGAAGGCGCCGAAGTTGTGCCCGATTTCGACGAGGTCGAAGCGCTGGCCGAGGATCGGGCGGCGCTGTGGGCGCGGGTCGGTGGGGCGGAGTTTCTCAGCGATGCGGAGAAGCGGGAGATGGTTGGCTTGACCGCATCCTCTTGAGGCAAATCGCTCCGGCGGAGCGATTTGAGCGGGCAAGGCCATGAGGGCTATGCCCGAATGGCGGGGAGGGAGCGGCTATGACGGGAGGGCGTCATGGGGCGAGTTTGAATATCGCTTGGCCGACCTTCGGCTTAGTCTCTCGGCGCGGCGATTTTCTCTCGCGCTTGACGACATGGTGCAGAAATACCGGCCGGATCAGCCGAGAATGCCCAAGGGAACGCCGGAGGGTGGGCAATGGGCTTTCGAAGGAAACTCAACGTCAAACCGAATAGATCATGCTGATGTGCAGCGTTTGGCGCTGACCGAGTTTGGTTTGCTAGCGACTGAATGGCGCCTGAAAGATGGCACTCGTATGTGCGTATACGATCTCGATACTCAGATGTGGATCATGGTACAAGATTCAATGAGCCAGATTGGTTGTCAGAGAATGCTGCACCAATCTTCAATATTTCCGGTGGCCAGCGTCTAAATGATAATTGGTAGAGAAAATGTCGAATATTTATCGATCCGAAGAATTCTCTCTGTCGCAAACCGCCCTTGATCACGTGCGATACATTCAGGGGCGATACTTGGCGCATTCTCCTGGCAATCCGCCAGTGCTGGCCGGTATCTGTACTGGATATCCGCTAGGCGATGCAGCGCCCGCAATGGGGCAGGTCATCATTGCATTCTGGACGCAGGCAGAGGTCAGTTCGGGGGCGTGGAATGAGGAGAACATCGTCGATATCGCCGGGATAAAATTTCTCTTCGCGGTGTTACGCAAGCACCGTGCCGTATTCCTTGATGCAGTGATCGACTATAGTCCGGAAAGTGCGTTTTTTCTTCGGAAGACACCGACGGTTTGATGGGTATTCAGAATGCTGCTCATCACGAAGATTTCGGTTACCGAGCGCGCAAGCCCGCTGCTCTTTAGCGAGTGGGCGCGCTTCAGGCCGCGACGTCCGGGCGAGGTGTTCGGGCTAGCCTACACGTCGAGCCTCATCAATGCCGATGGAACGACACCATCAGATTTTCGGCCCGGATATTCGCGCCACTCTGTCGATCCAGAGGGACTAGGCGATATGTGGGCGCGCGCCGTTCCCACCAATGGGCCCGAATTTCTATTCATGCCCAAATTCACATGGAGCGCAGACGAGTATTATGTCATCGACGTGGCTTGCGCGCGCCATGAGCTGCTTTCCATCGGGCCGGTTGCCCGGTGACGTCTTCTGAAGCAAGCCAAAGGCTCAGGGCCGCCGAAGAGTAATGTGAACCATCGAACACCCAAGCCCGCCTCTGGCGGGCTTTTTTATTGCCCAGGAGGACCCGGATGGACGACCACACCAAGACCATTATCGAGCGCGGGGATCTCGCGTCTGGGCGCTCCGGGAAATGGCTTCGGCCAATAAGCGGTTCAATGATTTCGTGACCGAAATCGCCAGCCTCAACAGGCTGTTTCGCAAGGGGGACGAGTGAATGGCGGACAAGCAAAACCGGGAAGCGGCGGTAGAGACGTTTCGGCAATTTGCCTGGAACCTGGCGGGGACGCTGGCCGACAGGCGTCGGCCGGTGGTGGGCTTGACCGCGTCCTCTTGAGGCAAATTGCTCCGGTGGAGCGATTTGAGCGGGCAAGGCCACGAGGGCTATGCCCGAATGGCGCGGAAGGAGAGCGTAAGCAATGACACGAATTGCTCGGCGGGCGCTGAAAGCGCTTGGACTGGAAATCCGGCTGGCAACGCTTTCGCTCAAGCTTGATGTGCTGATTGCAGCGCTAGAGCGGCGCTATCGCCCGGACCAGCCCCGAATGCCGAAAGGGACGCCAGAGGGTGGCCAGTGGATTGAAGATCTACCGCGCCTTGTAGCCGTAGAGGCGGAACCTGAACGCATTCTCGTGGCTGCTCCACGATGTGATGGGTTTTCTAGCGGATGCCAAAACGGAGGAAGTTTTGGTACAACGGGGATGTACAGCATCTTCGGGCAGAATCTCTGCCGACATTGCGCGATAAAGTTTCTCGGCCTTGAGGGGCTGCCGCATCGCGAGCAGCTAGAAACCATTGAATTGATTGATCCTAATCTCCGACGGAAAGGTACCGATGTCATCAAGGGCGCAAGCACTCAAAGCCGTCTCAGTTGGGGATTTGATCTTCGGGCTCAGGGAGGATGGGCGGCCAGATCTTTTGTTGGTCTATAGTGCCGACGATGCGACTTTCTTGGCGCGCAACATTTTCAATCGAACGAATTTCCGTTTCAGTCGGGATGGCCAAGGTCGCAGGATAGAAGACGGTCAGGCTTGCACGATCGTATCGACAACCGCCCTGCCACCCGAACAGCATCAGGTCGCAATTGGCCTGGATCGCCGGATGAGCACCAACCCAGAATATCCGGACTCAAGACTAACCGAGGACGAAATCCGGTTGGTCCTAGACCACCACGAGTTCTTTGAGGCGCGCTTGCTGCCTGGAACGGAGCCGATCGTCAGGCGAGCGCAGCGGCTGCGGGCTGTATCACACATTCTCATGATGGAGCTGGACCGGGCTGATGCACCTGAAAGCCCGCCCTCGCTGCGCGAATATGACGATCATGTACCAGCATTGGTTGAGTTGTTGGAGAAGCAAGACTCGAGCCCAGACGTAGGGCGTTTGCTATCCGACATTGTTGCACTCAGGAAAAGGCCGCAGAGGGTGTCTGAACGCACGGCGGCCGTAGCAGACAGCTTGGTGAGGTTGGCGCAGTCCTGGACCTAAAACCCTGGCGTTCGGCTAGACAGTGAAGAGGCATTGCGCAGAATTGGCGATATGCCGGTCGAGCATTTGTTGATTACGGACTGACAGAAGCTCAAAACACCTCTGGCGCAGTTCGGAGCGGATATTTTTCAGGCTGCGCGTGATTTCTGTCGATGGCCGGCAAGTAAGCCAAGTACCGAAATATCTTCGTCTATCTCGGGCCAATGAATGCCTTCCCCAATACCGATAAGGCGCCAATTGGCGCGGTCGGTAGCCGACGCATCGCGGAGGCGCGGGAACCACTCGACCGGCACGGCAAGCTCGCGGCCATCATCGAGACTGACGCGCAGGGTCTTTTCGTCGACGGCGACATCGACGGCCAGAGGTTCGGATTCAAGCGTCAAAGTGCTCATGCCAGGCTTTCAGGAATGCATGCCGATGGTTCAAGACCATCTCTCGTAGCGGTCCCAGCTCATGAGAGCGAAACCGCTTGGATGATGCCAGTTCTACAGGCTCAAGCCAATACTTGGCGAGCTTGTCGCCAAATTCAACATGGACGTGCGGCGGCTCGTTGCCTTCGCCGCTGTAGAAGAAGAACCGATAGCCATCGAGGCGAAGGATTGTGGGCATTTCAGTGCTCCGTTGCCTCTCCGATATCAGCACAAACTAATTTGTATCCGGCGCAAAAAGTCTTTGCGCGCCGAGACACAAGCTTTGCCGCAGAACGACAAAGCTTCAAGGGGTAACCATGGACGACCTCACCAAGACCATTATCGAGCGCGGGGATCTCGCGCATCTGGCGCTGTCTGGGCGCTCCGGGAAATGGCTTCGGCCAATAAGCGGTTCAATGATTTCGTGACCGAAATCGCCAGCCTCAACAGGCTGTTTCGCAAGGGGGACGACTAAATGGCGGACAAGCAAAACCGGGAAACGGCGGTAGAGACGTTTCGCCAATTTGCCTGGAACCTGGCAGGCACGCTGGCCGACAAAGGCCGGCCGGTGGCCAAGCCCCAGTGGCGGGCGGGGAGCAAACGCTGATGGCGGGGCCAATTCCCGTCGATGCCGATGGGCGCTTTGCAGGTTATGCGAGCGTCTTCAACCGGCTCGATAGCGGCGGCGATATTGTTTTGCCTGGGGCCTTTGCCAAAAGTCTCAGGAACCGGGCGGGGCGCATTCGGCTATTGTTTCAGCACGATCCTAAGGAGCCGGTGGGCTTTTGGGAGGAACTGCGCGAGGACGCCCATGGGCTGTTTGCGCGCGGCAGGCTTGTGCCCGGCGTGCCGCGGGCCGATGCGCTCAAACGCCTGATCGAGGCCGAGGCACTCGACGGGCTTTCCATCGGCTTTCGCACGGTGAAAGCCAGTCGGCAGGCGGGGAACCGGCTGCTGCACGAGATCGATCTTTATGAAATTTCGATCGTAACCTTTCCGATGATGGAGGCGGCGCGGATTGCTGCTCCCATTTCGGCCGGCGCCGCCATTGCGGCCGCTACGAGAATTTTACGCAACCGATAGAAGGATGCCGACATGGATCGGATTGACGACGGCCTTGAAATCAAGGCCGGCGCGGGGACTGACGTTGCCGCGCTGTTCAACGAATTTTCCGCCGCGTTCGAGGAATTCAAGCGCACCAATGACCAGCGCCTGAAGGATATCGAGAAGCGCGGCACGGCCGATGGCCTCATCGAAGGCAAGCTCGAGCGGCTCAATGCCGTGCTCGACGGGCAGAAGGCGGCGCTCGATCGCGCCAGTGCCGAGCGTGCCCGCCCGGCGCTCGAGGGTAAGAGTGTTGTGCCCAACGGCGAATATAAGGAGGCGTTTTCAGCCTATGTGAAGCGCGGCGAGGAAAAGGCGCTGCAGATCGGCGTCGGCGCCGATGGCGGCTATGTGGTGCCTTCGGAAGTCGAGACGGAAATTACCCGTTTGATGACGGGGATTTCCCCGATCCGTGCCATTGCCGGGGTGCGCCAGGTTTCGGCAGCGGTCTATAAGCGTCCGATCACGGTTTCGGGTCCACAAACGGGCTGGGTGGGCGAGACGGCGAGCCGTCCGACGACATCGAGCCAGACGCTGGCGGAACTGAGCTATCCGACGACCGAGCTCTATGCCATGCCGGCGGCGACCACGGCTTTTCTTGACGATGCCGCTGTCGATGTCGGCCAGTGGATTGCCGACGAGGTCAACGCGGCTTTTGCGGCACAGGAGACGACGGCTTTCGTCAACGGCGACGGCACCAACAAGCCCAAGGGTTTTCTGGCTTCGACCACGGTGGCGGAAAGTAGCTGGAGCTGGGGGAGCCTTGGTTACATCGCGACGGGCACGTCGGGCGCGCTGCCGGCGAGCAATCCCAGCGATGTGCTGATTGACCTCGTTTATGCGCTCAAGGCCGGCTATCGCCAGAATGCCAACTGGGTGATGAACCGCAAGACGCAGGGGGCGCTGCGCAAGCTGAAAGACTCCGACGGCAATTATCTCTGGCAGCCTTCGGCGACGGCGGATGGCCGCGCCAGTTTTATGGGCTTTCCGCTGGTGGAGGCGGAGGACATGCCCAATATTGGCGCGAATTCGCTGTCGGTGGCGTTTGGCGATTTCCGCCGGGGCTATCTGATTGTGGATCGCCAGGGGGTGAACGTGTTGCGTGATCCCTATTCGAGCAAGCCCTATGTGCTGTTTTATACGACCAAGCGCGTGGGTGGCGGCGTGGCCGATTTTGATGCGATTAAGCTGCTGAAGTTCGGCACGTCGTGATGGCCGATGGGCCGGTTCACCCCCTCCCTCCTCCCCCATCAAGGGGGAGGTGAAGGGACAGTGGGTGTGGCCCGCCCTGGCCACATACTCGATGCGGCACCTCCCCCTTGATGGGGGAGGTTGGGAGGGGGTGTGAGAGCCCCGAACAATCCAAGGACCAAAAACATGACTTCCTATCTCCTGGCGGGGCCCGCCGAGGAGCCGGTTTCGCTTGTCGAGGCCAAGGCTTTCCTCAAGGTCGATGACAGTGCGGAAGACGGGCTGATCACGACGCTGATCGGGGCGGCGCGGCTGCATATTGAGGGCATTACCGGCAAGGCGCTGCTGGCGCAGAGCTGGCGGGTGGTGCTCGACGATTGGCCAGACAATCGCGTGGTGAAACTGCCGGTTTCGCCGCTGATTGCCATCACCGAAATTTCGGCGACGGACGGCAATGGGGCGAGCCATGAGCTGGCGCTCGATCAGTTCGGCTCGGAGCCGGACCGGCTGCTCGTGCCGCGCGTGGTCGTCGGCATGCCGGCGCTGCAGGAGCGGCAGGGGATCGAGATCGACTATGTTGCCGGGTTCGGGACCGAGCCGGAGGAGGTGCCGGCCGATATCAGGCAGGCGCTGCTCGGGCTCGTGGCGCATTGGCATGAGCATCGCGATGCGGTGATCGTGGCTGGCTCGGGTGCGGTTGTGCCCTCGGGGTTTGACCGGCTGGTGTCAGCGCATAAGCGGGTGCGGTTGTGAACGAGAAGGTGCCGCCCATTGGTACGCTGACCGATCGGGTGCAGCTGCGGCGGCGCGAAAGCATGGCCGAGGCGGAGGGTGGGCACGGAAAATTCTATGTGCCGCTGGGCAATGCCTGGGCGCGGGTCCGTAGCCTTAACGGACGGCAGGGGACCAATGCCGATGGGCGGGCGGTGGCGATTTCGCATGCGGTGGTGCTGCGGTTTCGCTCCGATCTCGGGCCGGGGGATCGCGTGATCTATCGCGGGCGCAATCTCGATGTGGTGAGCGCGGCCGATCTCAATGGAAGGCGGGCTTATCTGAGCTGCACCTGTAGCGAAACGCAGGTGACGGGATGACCCATCCGATTGTGGCTTTGCAGGCCGCGCTGGTTGCTGCGCTCGAGGCGGATGCGGCGCTCACGGCATTGGTGGGGGCGGGCGGGGTGTTCGATGCGCCGCCGCAGAACCGGCCGGCGCCCTATGTGGTGATCGACCGGCATGACGTGCGCCAGGCCGATGGCGATGAGGCGCCGGGGCAGGAGCATCGGGTGCTTGTGCATTGCTGGGCGGATCGGCCGAGCCGCAAGGCGGCGTTGGCGATTGCCGAGCGGGTGATGGCGGCACGGAATGGGCTGGTGCCCGCGGGGTTGGCGGTGGCGCTGGCCGAGCATGTGCGGACCGAGACCATCATCGATGCCGCGACAGGGCAGGCGCGTGCGGCGGTTTTGCTGCGGTTTCTGACGGAATAACGGCGCTGGACCCCCACCTAGCCTCCCCCTGGTAGGGGGAGGGACGCGTCGGTGTGTGTGGTTGATCCGGGGAAGGGATTGAAAGAATGGCAGCCCAGAGTGGCAAGGATATGCTTTTGAAACTCGACCAGACGGGGTCGGGGAGTTTTCTGACGGTGGCGGGGCTGCGGACGCGCAGCCTGGCGTTCAATGCGGCGAGCGTCGATACGACCGACCAGGAAAGCGCCGGGCGCTGGCGGGAATTGCTGGCGGGCGGCGGGGTGAAGCGGGCTTCGGTTTCGGGCTCGGGGGTGTTCAAGGATCAGGCTTCGGATGGGCTCATCCGGAGCCTTTTCTTTGCCGGCACGATCCGCAACTGGCAGCTGATCCTGCCGCATTTCGGCACGGTGGAAGGAGCGTTCCAGATCGTGGCGCTGGAATTTTCGGCCGATCACGCCGGGGAAGTGACGTTTGACCTTGCGCTGGAAAGTGCGGGGGAAGTCAGCTTTACGGCGACCTAAACATACCCCTCACCCGTCTCGCGCTGCGCGCGATCCACCGTCTCCCGCAAGGGGCGAGGGGTGGTCCGGCGCACCGGGAGGCAAAGTGCTCTGACCTCGTGGTTCGACAGGCTCACCATGAGGTCTCCGAGATACCAGGAGCAAAAAAATGCCGAACATTCATCGTGGGGAAATCGCTGCCGAGATCGGGGGCGAGACGCTTGTGCTTTGCCTGACGCTCGGGGCGCTGGCGGAGCTGGAGGCGCGATTGGGCGCGGGGGATCTGGCGGGTTTGGCCGAGCGCTTTGCCGGGGGCAAGGTGTCGGCGCGGGATCTGACGGCGATTATCGGGGCCGGGTTGCGCGGGGGTGGCAATGCCATTTCCGACGATGAGCTGGCGCAGATGAGCGTCGAGGGCGGATTGCGCGGGGCGGCCGATATTGCCGTGCGGCTGTTGCAGGCGACGTTCGGGGAGGCGGCATGAAACCGTTTCCCTGGAAAGATGCCATGCAATTCGGGCTCGGCGTGCTGCGGCTGCCGCCCGAGGCTTTCTGGAAGATGAGTCCGCGCGAACTGGCTGCGGCCTGGGGCGCGGTGCTGGGGGATCGGGCGGGGCCGCTGGACCGGCCGGGGCTCGAAAGCTTGATGGAGAGGTTTCCCGATGGCCGGTGATCTCTTTGACGACGATTTCAAGAATGAGCTGAGCGATGTGTCGGTCGAGATCAAGCGCATCCATTCGCTGGCGGATGGCGTGGCGCGGTCGATCTCGGCGGGTTTTCGCAGCGCTCTGACCGATGGAAAGTCGCTGGAGTCGGTGATTGTCGGTGTGGGGCGGGCGTTTGCGGATATGGCGCTGAAGGCGGCGTTCAAGCCGCTGGAAACGCTGGCTGGCAATGCGCTGGAGGGGCTTTTTGCCGGCCTCAATCCCGCGATCATTCCGCACGCCAAAGGCGGGGTGATTGCGACGCCGACCTATTTTCCGCTGGGCGGTGCACTCGGGCTGGCTGGGGAGGCTGGGCCGGAGGCGATCATGCCGCTGGCGCGTGGGGCCGATGGGCGGCTGGGCGTTGCGGGCGGTGGCGGCGGGGTCAATGTGACTTTTAATGTGACGGCGACGGATGCGCGCAGCTTTGCGGCGAGCGAGGCGGAGATGAGCGCGATGCTGCTCAGGGCAGTGCGCAGGGGTACGCGGGGGAGTTGAGCCCTAATCCAACTCCTCTGCGGAGGACGGATACCCCTCACCCTGACCAATTTGCTGAACGCAAAGTTGGTCTGTCCCTCTCCCTCAAGGGGCGAGGGAAGAACTGAGCGAGAGAGACCAAAAAAATGGCATTTCATCATGTGCGGTTTCCGCTCGATATCGCGCTGGGGGCGCGGGGTGGGCCGGAGCGGAAGACCGATGTCGTTACGCTGGCGGGCGGGGGCGAGCAGCGCAATGGGCGGTGGGCGCATTCGCGGCGACGGTACAATGCCGGGTATGGGGTGAAATCGCGGGCCGATATGCAGGCGGTGCTGGCTTTTTTCGAGGAAAGGCGCGGGCGGCTGCATGGGTTTTTGTGGCGCGATGGGATCGATCATTCTTCGGGCGGTGCGGTGCCGCTGCCGGGCGACCAAGCGATCGGGACGGGCGATGGGGTGAGGACCGGGTTTCAGTTGTTGAAGCGCTATGGCGCGACTTTTGATCCGTATCTGAGGCCGATCCGGAAGCCGGTGGCGGGATCGGTGCGCGTGGCGGTGGCGGGGGTCGAGCGGACCACGGGTTGGGCGGTGGACGAGGCGACGGGGATCGTCAGTTTTGCCGTGGCGCCTAATTCGGGCGCGGCGGTGAGTGCGGGCTTTCTGTTCGATGTGCCGGTGCGGTTCGATACGGATCGGCTCGATATCGAATGGTCGAGTTTCGATGGGGCCGAGGCGCCGAATATTCCGCTGGTGGAGATTTTGCCATGAAGGCGGTTGGGACGGACTTGGCGGCGCATCTGGCCGGGAGCGCGACGACGCTGGCGCATTGCTGGCGGGTGCTGCGCAGCGATGGCCTAGTGCTGGGATTTACCGACCATGATGGTGAGCTGGTGGTTTCGGGTACCACGTGCAAGCCCATGCATGGGCTCGTGGGGGGCGAGGTGCCGGCGCGGCTGGGGGCGCAGGTCGAGACCGGGGAAGTGCTCGGGATTTTGCACCATGACGCTATCGACGATGAGGATATTGCGCTTGGACGCTATGATGGCGCGCGGGTGGAAACCTGGCTGGTGAACTGGGCGGAGCCGAGCCAGAACCTGTTGCTGCGGGTGGATACGATCGGCGAGATCGTGCGCGAAGATGGCACGTTTCGGGCCGAATTGCGCTCGGCGCAGGCGGCGCTGAACACGGTGCGCGGGCGGCTCTATCAGGGGCTTTGCGATGCCGTGGTGGGGGACACGCGCTGTGGCGTGAACCTGGCGGCGCCGGGGCGGTCGGGGACGGCGACGGTTTTGTCGGTGGTCGATCCGTTTCGGATCCTCGTCAGTGGGCTTTCGGGTTTTGCCGAGGACTGGTTTGCCTTTGGTGTCGCGCAGTGGTCGGGCGGCAAGCGGGTGGGTTTGCAGGACGCAGTGTTGATGCATCGCAAGGGTGCGGGGGGCGACCTGCTGGGTTTTGGGCAGCGGGTGGGCGATTGGGTCGTTGCGGGGGATGTGTTTGCCGTGACGGCGGGGTGCGACCGGCGCTTTTCGACCTGCAAGGCCAAGTTCGGCAATGGGGTCAATTTTCGCGGTTTTCCGCATGTGCCGGGCAGCGATTTCGTGCTGCGCTATCCGCGCGAGGGCGATGCGCTCGATGGACGGGCGGTGGTGCCATGAACCCCGAGCTGGTGGTTGCGACGGCGCAGGAATGGCTTGGGACGCCCTATCGGCATCGGGCTTCGACGCTGGGGGCGGGGTGCGACTGCCTGGGGCTGCTGCGTGGGGTGTGGCGGACGCTTTATGGCGACGAGCCCATGGTGGCGCCGCCTTATCGGGCGAGTGTGCGTGATCCCCAGAATGCCGAGGCGCTGCGCGCGGCCTCGGAGCGGTTTTTGCTGCCGGCCGAGGGGCCGGTCGAGGCGGGGCAGGTGGTGCTGTTTCGGCTGGCGGGGCTCGAGGAGCCGAAGCATTGCGGGATCATGGTGTCGGGCGAGCGGTTTATTCATGCGCAGGAAAAGCTGGGCGTGGTTGAGGCGTATCTTACGGACGGCTGGGCGAAGCGGGTGAGCGGGCGGTTCTGGTTTCCGTAGGTGCCGTGCGCGTGGCCCGCCATTCGAGCGTAGCTCTCATGGCCTTCTCACCTAAATTCGCTCCACCGGAGCGAATTTGCCTGCGGCCGGCTCGAAGTCCCGCAAGGGGCGAGGGAAGAGTCGAGGCTCACGAATAAAGGACCAAAAACATGGCGACTTTGGCTTTATCCCTGGCGGGGCAGTTCGCTGGGGGGCTGGTGGGTGGGCCGATTGGCGCGACCGTGGGGCGGGCGCTGGGGGCGCTGGCGGGGAGTGCCGTGGATAGCTGGCTTTTTGGCGAGACGCCGAGGCAGCGCGAGCAGGCGACCTTTGATGTCAGGATCGGCGGGTCGGTCGAGGGGGCGGCCATTCCGCGGCTTTATGGCTGGGGGCGGCTTTCGGGCAACATCATCTGGGCGCGCGAGCTGGAAGTGCTCGGCGGCGAGACGGCGGGCGCCAAGGGCTGGGGACAGCAACAGCAGCAGGAAAAGGAAGACGAGATCGGCGCGAGCTTTGCCATCGGATTTTGCGAAGGGCGGGTGATGCGGCTGGGGCGGGTCTGGGCCGATGGGCAATTGCTCGATCTGCGCGGGATCAATTATCGCTTCTATTCCGGCAGCAATGGGCAGATGCCGGATGGTTTGATCGAGGCGACGCAGGGGGCGGGCAATGCGCCCGCCTATCGCGGGCTTTGCTATATGGTGTTTGAAAACCTGCCGATTTCGCGGTTTGGCAATCGCATTCCGCAGATTTCGGCGGAGCTTTGCCGGCCGGTCGGAGACCTCGAAACCTCCATTCGCGCGGTGACGGTGATCCCCGGCGCGACCGAGTTTGGATACGATCCGGTGCCGCGGCTGCGCATGCTGGGCATGGGGACCGGCGCGGCGGAGAATGCGCATGTGCAACCCGGCGTCAGCGACTGGACCGTGTCCATCGACGAGCTGCAGGAGCTGTGCCCGAACCTCAAACACGTCTCGCTGGTGGTGAGCTGGTTCGGCAGCGATTTGCGCTGCGGGTCTTGCCAGATCGGACCGCGGGTCGAGGCGGCGAGCCGGGATGTCGAGGGCGTTTCCTGGAACGTAGCGGGATTTTCGCGCGGGGCCGTGCCGGTGGTGTCGAGCCATGGTGGTGGACCGGCCTATGGTGGCACGCCTTCGGATGGGGCCGTGCGGGCAGCGATCGCGGACCTGCGGGCGCGCGGGCTTTCGGTGACGCTTTACCCGCTGATCATGATGGATGTGCCTGTGGGAAACGGTCTGGCCGATCCTTATGGCGGTAGCCAGCAGGCGAGTTACCCCTGGCGCGGGCGCATTACCTGTTATCCGGCCGCTGGGGTTGCGGGATCGGTGGATGGCACGGCGACGGCGGCAAGCCAGGTGGCGGCATTCATGCCGGGCTATCGGGCGATGATCCTTCACTATGCGCAAATGGCCGTGGCGACTGGTGTCGAGACGCTGCTCATTGGCTCGGAAATGCGGGGGATGACGACGGTGCGCGGGGCGGGGAATTCGTTTCCCTTCGTTTCGGCACTGATGACGCTGGCGGCGGATGTGCGGACGATCGTCGGGACCGGCACCAAACTGAGCTATGCGGCGGATTGGAGCGAATATTCGGGCTATCAGCCGGGTGGGGGCGAAAAGTTCTTCCATCTCGATCCGCTTTGGGCCTCGCCCCATATCGATGCGGTGGGGATCGACTGCTATATGCCGGCGGCCGATTGGCGGGATGGCGAGGGGCATCTGGATGCGGCAGCGGGAAGTACCCATGACCTCGGCTATCTCGGCAGCAATATTTCCGGGGGCGAGGGGTTTGACTGGTACTATGCGAGCGATGCCGATCGGGCGGCGCAGGTGCGGACGCCGATTGCCGACGGGGCGCATGGCGAGCACTGGATCTGGCGATTTAAGGATATTGCGGCCTTCTGGGGCCAGTATCACCATGACCGGCCGGGCGGTGTCAGGGCGGGGGCGCCCACGGCATGGGTGCCGGGGGCGAAGCCGATCTGGCTGACAGAGCTTGGGTGCGCCGCGGTCGATAAGGGGGCGAACCAGCCCAATATTTTCGGCGATGCCAAGAGTTCGGAGGGCGGGCGGCCGTATTTTTCCAACGGCTTTTCGGACCCGCTGATCCAGCGGCAGTTTTTGCGTGCGCATTATCGGCATTGGGGGAGCCCGGCGAAGAACCCGGCGGGCATGGTCGATCCCGAGCGGATCTATTGCTGGACCTGGGATGCGCGGCCGTTTCCGGCGTTTCCGGCGCGGACCGATGTCTGGTCCGATGGCGTCAACCACGCCACGGGCCACTGGCTGACCGGGCGGCTCGGGGCCATGAGTAATGACGAAATGGCATCGGCCATGGCGGCTGAACATGGGGCCGTGGTGCATGCCGGGGCGTCTGACCCAATCGTGGCCGGCGTCATTCTTTCGGGGCCGGGTACGGCGCGCGATGCGCTGGAGCCATTGCTCGAAATTACCGGGCAGCGGCTGGTGGCGCGCGGCGGCGTGCTGACGGCGGTTTCGGCGCGAGGCGGCACGGTCGTCGGTTTTGAGCGGGAAGAACTGGCGCAGGGCGAGGGCGCGGTATTGTCGCAGCGCCGGGCCGCGGCGGTGGAACGGCCGGGGCGGCTGGCGCTGAGCCATTTCGACAAGGGCCGGGATTATCTCGCGGCTTCGGCCACGGCGGTGCGTCCGGGGGCGGGGCAGTTGATCAGCGAGAGCGTCAATATGGTGCTCGATGGCGCGTCGGCGTGCCTGGCGGCGGAGCGGCTGCTGGATGATCGCGCGGCATCAGTGGATACGGTGGAGTTTTCTCTGCCGCCTAATCTGGTCGCGCTAGAGCCGGGCGACCGCGTCGTCGTGGACGGCGAGGGACCCTACGAAATCACCGAAATTCGCGATGGCGCGGTGCGTCAAATAACGGCGCGGACAGTATCGGCGGGGACTGCATCGGCGACTGGGGTCGATCGTGCGCCGGCGACGGCGCCGGTGCTGGGGGTGGCGGTGGCGCCGGTGGTTTTTGCCGCACACTTACCACCCCTGTCGAGCGATCCTTCGCGGAGCCGCCTGGTTTTCGGCGCTTATGCAAAACCGTGGCCGGGGGCGGTGCGGCTGGTCGATACGGCGACGGGTGCGGCATTGCTTGATCTGACGCGTGCGGCGGCCCTGGGCGAAGTGGTTGAAGGGATCGGACTGGGGCCGGTGGCGGTCTGGGATCGTGGCTCGGACCTGAGCGTCCGGCTCTATGGCGGACATATCGCCGATGGGGCGGACGCGGCGGTGCTGGCGGGCAGCAATCGGCTGGCGGTGGAAACCGATGCCGGGGCCTGGGAGGTGGTTGGGTTTGCGGAGGCGGAACTGGTCGAACCGGGGCTCTATCGGCTGACGCGATTGCTGCGTGGGCTTGAGGGGAGCGATTGGGCCATGGGTACGGTGTCGCCGGGGCGCCGGGTGATCGTGCTCGATAGCAAGGTGGGCGTGGTGCCGGTCGAGGCGGGGCGGCTGGGTGAGGCGCGGGATATCCACGCCTATGCCGGCACTGCCGACCTTGTGGGGCAGGTGCTCACCGCGTCAACGACGACCGCGCCGGGCTTGCCATTAGCCCCGGTGCATCTACGGGCGCGAAGGGGGACAGCTGATGAAATCGTCTTTTCCTGGATAAGGCGCAGCCGGGCCGAGGACGATGCCTGGGGCGCGGCTGAGCCGGCTCACGAGATTGTGCCGGAGCGCTACCGGGTTTCCATTTTTGATGGCGTGACGCTCAAGCGGAGCATCGAGGTTTCCGCGCCTTCGGCCAGCTATGGCGCTGCCGAACAGAGTGCGGATTTTGGCGGCCTTGCCACCGGTTTCGGATTTTCGGTCGCGCAAATGAGCGCGGCGCTGGGGGCGGGCCATGTGGCGGAGGGGATTTATGGCGAATGACGAGCGGTTCGAGCGCTGCCTGACCGCGGTGCTGCGGCACGAGGGCGGCTATGTCGATCATCCCAGTGATCCCGGCGGGGCCACCAATATGGGGATCACCCGCAAGACGCTGGCGCGCCGGCGCAAGGTGACGCCCTGGACGGGGCTGCCGAAAGCTGCAGTCGAAGCGCTGACCCGGGACGAGGCGGCGCTGATCTATCGGGCAAGCTATTGGAACACGACCAAGGCTGGCGCCATGCCGGCGGGAGTGGATCTGGCGCTGTTCGATTTTGCGGTCAATTCAGGGCCGGACCGGGCGGTGCGCATGCTGCAGGCGGCGCTTGGTGTGGCGGCCGATGGCGAGGTCGGGCCGGTGACGCTGGCAGCGGTGCAGGCGGCCGATGCGAGACGGCTGATTAATGCGCTTTGTGATCGGCGGCTGAGCTTTCTCCAGCGGCTCACGAGTTTTGCGGTCTTTGGCCGGGGCTGGACGCGCCGGGTGGCCGAGATCAGGGCGGCGGCTCTCGCCGACGTGAAACTTCCTTCAATGGTGCAACGGAGAACGATTATGACCATGTTGACGGGTTATCGGACCTATATCGTCGCGGCCTTTATGATTGTCGCGGGGCTGGCGCAGGTACTGGGGGTGGAACTGCCGGCACTTGATGGTGGCTCCGCGGGCAGCCTCATCCTCGAAGCGCTGGCGATCATCTTTCTGCGCAAGGGGCTGAAAGGCGACGCTGCATAA